CTAGCATTTGCTTGTACAACAGAACTATCTACAGCCTGTTTAGCTGTATTAGCAGTATTAGTGCTATCTTTTAAATTTGTATTAGATGTAGTAGCTTTTTTTGTATTTTCTTCTAATGTAGTATTAATTTTATTTGCATTAGGTATTGTAGTATCTTTTAATTCTTTGTTTATTTTATTAGCTTCATTAAAGTTAAATTCTAAATCTCTAACTTTATCTAAATCTTTTTCTAGTCTCTCCATTAATGTACATGTAGGTGTACTTATGCTTCTATTAACTTCTAATACAGATGGTTTAACCTCTATTTCTATATCAAAGCTAAATTTCTTTTCCTTAGTTATTTTATCTATACATTCTAATTCTGCCTTAACTACTCCGCTAGATGTTGTTAGTTGGGGATTACACTTTATTTTTAATTTATTATTAGTTATTACAATATCAGTATCCTGGATTACTGGAACTTTATCACTTTTTAATGCTCTTAGTTCTATATAAAAACTACTTAAATCTATTGGTATATAACTATTGTAGATTTCAAAGGATAATATTAAATCATCTAATTGCTTACATACTGCTTCAACTACATAATTATCTTTTAAATCTATCTTAAGTGTTGGTAATTCATGTATATTCATTTAATCATCCTTTCTTTTTATATTAATCCTTCATTTTTTAGTACAGCTCTTATTACATCTTCTAATTTTTCATCATCTATATATAAATTTTTGTTATTAGTATCTATATAAACACCTCTACTACTTGTTTTTATTGCTGTGCTTGTACTATGCCAATTAATTCCTCGATCAGAAAATGATGCGGCTGTTGTATCCATATCAGATTCCATAATTTTATATGGTAGTCGAGAATTAACTCCACCCTTTTCTCTTATTTTAAAAACTAGGTCATTATTTCCATCATAAATCTGTATCTTACCTTTATAGACACTTAATCCATCTGTAGTTATAGTTACATCTGTTTCATTTTTTTTATCATTCACAGCAAATAAAATTTTACTTGGATTCATTTCTATTAAAGACCACATATTATCTTCAGAAACTTTTGCTGTTATCTCTTTTTCTAATAATTCAATTTTTGCCATAGTGTCTTTAGATAAATTTTCAACTTTAAATACTATGGAATTATTGTACTTTTCCATAGTAACTTTAGTTTTCTTTAAATCATTCTTATTGTTATTTACCTTATCCTCCACACTATCAACCTTGTTTTCAGTATTATTAATAGAATCAGCAATATCTTTCTTAATATTACCAACTGTAATTTCTTCAATTTCATCTTTTAAAACATTGTATTTTATCTTTGTAACCCTAGTGGTAACTTTTAAATCAAGTTCAGGATAAATAGTTGTTACTTCATTACCTATAGAGCAATTAGTAAGTTGAGAATAATCTTTATATTCTTCACTCTTAGCAAGTTCCAAAAAGTTAATAGTATAACTTCCAAGTAGCTCTGCCATTCCTTCATTAAAATAGTTTTGAGCTCTTTCTCTAAGCTGTTCATAAACTACTTGCTTAGCTTTTTCTACATCTTCATCAGTAGAATTCTCAGTAATTAAATCCTCAAGACTTACATCATCGCATTTAATTACTTTATAATGGTATCTATCATATTTATTGGCCAAACTAGAATAAATTATTTCGTTATTAGGTAGATATAACCCATCACTGCTACACATTATAAGAGCTGTAGCAAAATCATCATCCATATCACTTATTTCTTTTTCTAGGTCTTGTAGGTTTTTTCCACTTCTAATAGTAAATTTATTATCAGAACCACGCTTATTTACCATATTAATTTCAAAATTGTCCCATATCAATTCACCTCTATAGGCTTTGTAAATACTGTTTTCACTCTCATCTAACAAACCTTTTAAAGGTGATTTATAATCAATGTCTAAATAATTTATAACTTCACCTGTAGACTCATCTAAGCCTAGATTTATATTTGTATTAGTGCTTGTATCTAAATTGCCAACATGGTAATCTCTTATCTTTTGTTGCCTAGCATTAAGCAACATTTCAATAGCTTTTTTACGAGTAGTTCCAGCTGGAATATGACAACCTAAAACAATATTACTGCCTAAATCAGCATAACCTATAGCCTGTGCATATACGCTTACGGATTTATTACTTGTGCTAAAATTAGGTTTTCTTATTTTAAATAACTGATCATGTCGATTATCATATATAGGACTCTTAATTATCTTACCTATATTTAACTCTTTACTTAATTTTTTCTCATCAAAAAGAGGATATTCACCGTCAAACTCTAAAGTTCCGTCAATATCCTCTGTAATATAAGCACTTGTAAATTCACTAAGTACATTTTTATTATGTTTAAAATTTGTTTCATTACTATCAAATAATTTAATTAATCCTTTCAATTATAAACACCTCCATCTAGGCACTATTACCACTTTAGTTATTCCACCACTAAAAGCAATATTATTTTCCCCAACTTTTAATTCTGGAAAATAATCACTTTCAAAATATTCACCTTGCTTATTTAATACCTCTTGTATCTCACTATCTAAGCTTAGCTGACCGTTTATATTTGTAATTGTGTAATTTATCGAATTTATCGTTAAAACACCTCTGCCTACTCCATATACAGTAATTAAAGGTAAGCTTTTATAAGTAGCCTTACCATTATAAATAGTTGTACCATTTTTAATAATTTCTATAGGATAATTGCCTTCTAAAAGGTAACCGAATGGTTGACACTTAAACTTAATAGGAAAATTATATAATCCATTTTCAATTACTGTTTCTAAAGGTACTATATTGTTTATTCTAGCTTTATAATATCTATCTGGTAGATTACCAAAAATAACTTTTCCACTTCCTCGAAGCCAATTCGCAACTTTCATTGGATTATCACCTATATAATCGCATTCTACTTCTTTTTCATCACTTGTATATCCATATTTATATGTAAGAGTACCATCAGCACTCTCACGTTCTTTTTCTTCAATATTTTCTACACTTAACCCTATAGGAGGTAAAGAAATAACCTTAACTCCCATATCTTCTGCTCTTGCATTGTTCCATATTAAAGTATTCATTCCCTATCTCCTATTTCTTTTTTCTTTGCTTATATGATTCAAGTTCATGTGCTAATTTAGGTATGTCACTTTCATTTCTAATTTCCATATGCTCAACATTTAAAAGATGTCCTCCGTAGCTTGTGCTATTATCTACATTTCCACCATAACTATTATTAGTAGTTGCCATTGCAAGTTGTCCCATACGATATTGGTCTGCCATTACAGCACTTCTAAGCTTATTAGCAAATGTTCCTACTTGTGCCTTAACTTCTTCTTTAATAGCACCTAAAGATTGCATATGATTAAGAATACCAGCGCCTTTACTTACATATGCTACTGGAGCATTACCTGTAGATAACTCGAATTTATTCTCATCTACATTATAAAGTCCACTTTTAGGATTAAAAGATGTTCCACTAGAGTAACCATCTAAAGAACCATTTCTTAAGCTAGTTAAGTTTGCAACAGCACTAGCCATATCTTGTTTTCTGCTATTAAGTCCATTAATTAAACTATCTGCAAGAGATTGTCCAGCATCTTGCCAGTATGGATTATAAGATTGTAATAATTGTACAAGTTGGTCATTACTTCCTTGTAGCATTAGATATCTAGCTTGTGCATTTATAGCATCAGTTTCAAGTAGCTTTTCGTAATATTCTTCTGCTGCTTTTTTCTTCTTTTCTAAATTTTCTTTTTCATCTTCATAGTCTGCCTTAAGTCTTTCTTTCTTTTTAGCAGCTCTTTCTTCTATTTCATCCTGTTCCTCTTTAAGTACTGTTTTTTCATCTTCTCTATCCCATTCTTTTTTCTTTTGTTCAAGTGCTGCTTGAGAATTTTTAATCTTTAATGCTAATGCTTTCTTGTCTGCTTCACTTGCAGTATTATTTAATTTAGCCTGTAATATTGCTATATTATTATTAGACTCTTGTACTTCTTTTAACCTATTTTCAGCTTCTGCCTCTTGGTCCAATGCGTCAATTTTGTTTTGAATAGATTCTTTCTTTTTATCAGTGTTGGAGTCAATTAAATCATATTCTTTATTGTACTTATTCTCTAAGGCATCAATTTCAGATTCTATAGCACTTATGGATGAATCCTTTTGTTGATTTAGCTGCTCTTTTATAGCTGTAGTTAAAGCTTTAGATAAATCCTCTAATTTAGAATACTTTTCTTTAGCTATAGCTAATTGTTCTTTAGCATTTTCTTTTGCTAGGTTTATTTCTAATTGTGCCTTTTTCTTATAATATTCAGCATTTTCATCATAGAATTTCTTTTCTTTTTCTAATTTTTTAGATTCTGCTTCAAGTTGTTTTTTTATACTATCACTTGTTGTTTCTTGTTTTTTATCTTTCAATTCTTCAATTTTATCTGCTAATTCTTCAGATAAATTATTATAATGACTATACCAACTATCTTCTTCATATGTAGTATTATTGGCAACCCTTACAGCTTCATTGGCTTTTGCCATTTCATCAGCTAATAAACTAAAGCTACCATTTGTATTATAAATACTATCTATATAGGATTGTGCTGTATCTCCATTAAGTTCTTTCTTAAAAGTATTACTTAACTTACTACATATATCTTTAGCAACAGATAAAGCTTGTGGTAATTCATTTTGCATTCCTACAGATATACCAGCAATTATATTTTTACCTACTAAATCCCTCATTAACCTAGATGGAGAATGTATATCAAAAAAATTGCAAACACTATCTTTTAAACTCTTGCAGGCTTTTATACCTACATCTACTAATCCAGTTATAGCACCAGTAATACCACTACCAATACCTTTTATAATATTTATACCTATTTCTCCCCAATTAACACTTGTAAATGCACTAAAAAGAGAACTTACAATAGTAGGAACCGAGCCTATAAGTTGCGGAATTGCCTGTAATAATCCACCTGCTAAAGCAACTATTATTTGTATACCAGCTTGTATTATCTCTGGAAGATGGCTTAATAATCCTGTAGAAATACTATTTATTATAGTTGGCAACATAGCAATTAATTGTGGAAGTGCATTAATAAAACCATCTATTAATGCCAAAATTACTTGTATTCCTGTATCAATTATTTGTGGCAAGTTTCCAGTTATAAACTGTACTATGCTATCTATAATCTGTGGTAGCATTGCAATTAAGCTTGGAATAGCATCTACAATTCCATTAACTAAATTAAGTATTATATTAGATCCATTTTCAATCATCTTAGGAAAACACGTAGTAAAATACTCAATAATACCATCTATTATCTGTGGTAAAGCTTCTATAAGTATTGGTATAGAATTAATTATTCCTTGAGCCAGTCCATCAAGTAAGCTCCATCCTACATCAAATATAAGTGATACATTGTCAACTATAGCTTGTACTAACCCAGTTACGCATTCCATAGCACAGGGAATCAATGTAGGAAGTTGTTCTGTTATTCCTTGCCCTAAATAAGCAACAAATTGTATTCCAGCATCTAATAATAGTGGTAAAGTTTCAAGTATTCCTTGCAGTAAAATTGCTAGTACTTCTGCTCCTGTACTACCAATCTGTGGCATATTTGTCTGTAAGCCTTGCACTAAGGTAGTTATAACCTCTACTGCCAAATCCGCTAATATAGGTAATGACTCTAACATTGCACTCCCTAAAGCAGATACAATATTAGTGGCTGAATCTAATATACTAGGCAAAGAACTTTCTATTATTTCAGGTATTCTATCAATTACTATAGGTAATAATGTATCAATTAATTGTCCAACTCCATTTAGTGCTATACCTATACGTGGCATTAGATTTTCACCAAGAGCTCCAACACTTTCAACTAAATTATTAATTAAAGTATCAAAATCAGATTTATCATCAGCCATACCAGTCAGCATATTTTTCCACGCTGCCTTAGTCATATTTAAACTACCTTCAATAGTTGTCATAGCTTCTTTAGTAGTTGTTCCTGTTATTCCTAGCTGTTCTTGTATTGTGTGAATAGCCTGTATTATATCGCTAAAATTACTAATATTATAATGAACTCCACTTATCTTTTCAGCATCTGCTAAAAGCCTTTCCATTTCACTTTTAGTACCACCATAGCCAAGCTTCAAGTTGTCTAGCATTGTATAATTTTGCTTTGCAAATCCTTGATATGCATTCTGAATACTTTCCATAGCTGTACCCATCTTATTAGCATTATCACCCATATCAATAACAGCTTGATTACCTATGTCAGCAGCTTTTTTAGTATCTCCACCTAATCCTTGTAAAAGTGAAGCAGAAAAACTAGTAATAGTATTCATATATTCGTTAGCACTTAAACCAGCAGTTTTATAAGCAATATTAGCATATTGCATTACAGTATCACTACTATCTTTAAATAGCGTTTCAACTCCACCTGTTAACTGCTCATATTGTGCATACTGATCAATACTAGCTTTAGTTAAAGCAACAACCGCACCTGTAGCAGCAGTTATTCCAACAGCCATACCTGCGGCAGCTTTCGTAGCAACTCCTAATACATTACTAGCCATTCCTCCTAATTTTCCAAGGGAACTAACCCCTTTTTCTGCTCCACTAGAATCAACTTTAGTGTCAATTATAATGCTTCCATCTGCCAATATATCTCACCTACTTTTTCTATAAAATAAAAAAGCAGGCATTGGCTAACTACCCCTAATTTCTTAGTGTGCTGCTCTAAGCTCTGTCTTTTAAGATTTCTAATTTATTTATTTTTTTACATCTAGGGCATTTTATCTCCCCTTTTATTTCCTCAGCTTTAAGCAATAGCTGATTACAATTTTCACATCTTATTTCTTTGATTTTAATCACCTTCTTAATAAAAAAGTGCATAATAAAAAGCACCTATATAAATAAGTGCTTTCTAATATTAAACATTCCATTTATGCCCACAATTTTGGCACACTGCATAACTTTTAACTTTAGTATTGATTTTATTAGGCTTAAATATTTTAATAATTAGCCATGGTAATGTTAAGAATATCCACATTAACATTTCTAACCACCAGCCTATGAATAACCAGTACAAACAACCATGCTTTTTATCTTTAACTATTGAAATTGCCTGTACATTTACATTATCACTACTACATTTTGGACATTGCATTATAAATTCCCCCTATACTTTATATGTATATTTAAATATTATACATATAAAGTATATTTTTAACAATTATTTAAATAGAAGGTTTTTTATATCATTTAATGCTTTTATATCTTCTTCGCTTATTTTTTCTTTTAATTTATAAGTATCTTGCATTTTTTTATAAAAATTACGCTGTTCTTTATCTTTAATCTTGCTTAAGTCCATACTTCTATATTGCATTATTTTTATTATCTCATTATCCTCGCTTAGCGACTCAAAGAGTGCTTTAAATTTCCACCAGTGTAAATATTCAATCTCCTGTAAATCCACTCTGTATTGGCTTAAAAATGCACTATAAATGTATCTTGAATCTTCTTCATAATCAAATATTTTTTTATTATTACCTATAGGCTTACTAGAATTTTCATTTTCAGCTTTTCCACACTCATAAAACCAGTTTATTTTATCAATAGCCTGTTCAATGTTTTGTGGAATTACTGGATAATAAAGATTAAGAATCTCTAAAATCAAGTCCTCAGTAACCTCGTTATCTTCAATAAGCTTACTAAAAATAATAGAAGTCCTGTAGTCAGAATTAATCTTATACAGAACTCCATCAATATCAACCTCTATAGGCAGCTTATTAGTTAAAATACTCATTATTTCATTTTAACCTTAGCAACTTTAAATATTTCATTTTTTTGCTTAACAGAATATTCAACTACATCTTTAAAAGCCTTTTCACAAACTCTATAGTTTGTCTTATTTCCAAAAACTTTTTTATCTGTTCCAGTACCCCATACATCATTAAAAAAATCAAAAATCAAAGTACATTGAGTTCTTATAATTTTAGAAAGTCCCATACCTTCAAAATTAGTTTCTTTTTCTTTTTTTTGTAGATCTGTAACTGCCTTTTCGTATTTTTCAGCTACATCAGCATCCATTAAATCTAAATCTTCTATTTCAACATTGTTAATTTTCAACTAGATTACCACCCTTCAATTTATTAAGCTTCTGTTTTTTTAGTAAAGCCATCAGCAAATGTTAATTCCTTAGTTTTAACATCAATTGTAGCTGTTCCGATTTCTGGATCACCTAGTCCTAAAAATGAACCACTTAAACCAAGTTCACCATCACTGTTTGGAAATTCACTTACTTGTATAGCAACTTTAAATTTTCTTGCATAATATGAATTTTCAGTAGTTCCTGGTTTATCCATGTCTACTTTTATATATTCTGTTTCAGCATCAGCACCAGTTTTTAATTCTTTTCCAATAGCAGTAATGTATTCTATTACTTTTTCATTTTCAATTTGATCTCCAGAAAAATCTGATTGCCATTTATAAGATGTAATACTTTGGCTAGAACTTGCATCACCTATATATCTTTTTTCTCTAGTTTGTGCGTTAGGCTTTTCGTCCATAGATTCAAAACCAACGTTCATAATTTCAAATTTATCAGCTATTTTTAAATAATCCACTTCTATACGTCTTTGTCTAATTTTCATTAAAATCAACCTCTTTTCTTATAATAACTTAAATTTAAATTTATTTGATACATTGCTGTATCTTCATCATTAGATGCAACATAAGCACTGCTTGTAACTTTCAACGATAAAGGCTCAATATTATCATCTATAGGCAAAATACCATTATTATTTTTCTTTTCAATTTCATCACTGAATTTTTCATAAAAACCACTATTGTCAATTTGTTGTATAACTTCTTGCCCATATGGTTCTCTACTACAAAAAGCAAACCGAAATTGCCTTTTAGTAGAGCCATCAAGATACTTCTTTAAAATAGGTTCGCATGGTATTTCTTCTAAACTAAAGCTATCAGTTTCAGCACCTAAATAATTTGCATTTATAGCATTTTCAAAAGTACTCATACAATCAAGAGAACCTATATAATCTTTTATTGCTTCAATTATCATTTCCCTCTACCTCCAACAAAATCAGCTACACTCCTAATTATGGTTCCTTTTTTATCTGGCCACATTCTTTTAGCCCATAACTTACCACGCAAGCCACTTCTATTTTTAATACCTCCACCAGTATTTTTATAATATTGTTTCTTCGCATATGGAGTATTATATTTAACATAGTCAACACCCATAGTAACACTCATATCCTTTAATCTACCAGTCTTGAAAGGAGTATAATTATTCATCCATTTTGCACATTGTTTAGTAAAAAATATCTGTGCTTCTCCACCTTTTTGTATTTTTCTTTTAGCGAGTATTTTATTGGTACTGTCTAATTTAATTTTTACAGCCATATTCTCACCTACTTACATTCAATACTAAAAGAATGTAATATATCACTTTCTTGTGTGCCTATAACTGTAACTACCTCATAAGCGCTTAAATCACTTAATCTAGTAATATCTAGTGTAATATTACCTTTTATAATTTTATCGCCTGTATAGACCTTATAATCGCCCATTTCAGCACTTATCATTACTGTATAGGCAACATTAACACCTTTATCACTTACAGTAGAATTTCTTTTACCACTCCAATTAACATTTTCAAGATTAATCCTAGAATATTTTTGCGTTTTCTTGTCTAAGTGATATATTGTTACATCACTGTTTGGAAATAATACCATTCTGTTCACCTACCAAACTTTAAAATTACTTTTTTTAGGGAGTAATGATAATACTTCTGTTGTTAAATAAGCATTAAACCCAACACCTTCGTTGTAAGTAACACTAGTTCCATTTTGAGATACACTTTTTATGCCTACAGGCTTTGTAATGCTTGCCCTAACATTTTCAATTAATACTTTTAATGCTAATGTAAAGTTTTTACTAATATACTCATTTGTATATTTTCCATCATAATAATTAAAGATGGCTAATACTGCCATCTCATTAAGTTCTGAATCTGTAAAAGCCATCTAGATCACCTCACTATTTGCTTACTGGCTTAGAATCTTTAATATTTACAAATAAACCTTTTTGCTTATTATCAAGTACCCAAATATCATGGAACTTTCTATAATCCATAGCCCATGCTCTAGCTTTTTGGTTAACTTCTGGTGAGAATATTCTTGTTTTATCGCATTTTTGAACTGCAATTGGAGCATCCATTGAAACTATTTCAAAGTTAAGGTCAAGTCCATCAGCTGCTTTTTCAAAGCCGCCTTTTTCTTGTCCTGAAGTTTTACCATCATTGAACTTAAATTTAGTTATCATACACTCATCAATTACTGGTACAATTGGAACACCATTAATAGCAGGTACTCTTGTATCTACTCCGTTAATTGCAAATGTTGCTGCTGCTAACCTTTCACCATAATAATCTTCAATAAGTTCCTGTACATCATAAGTTACATAACAAACTAGATTTCCCTTGAAACCTGCTTTTCTTATTGCCTTAATACCAGCTTTTATTTTAGAAACAACTGTAGTTTTTGCTGGAGTATATCCATACTCAACTTGACTATCATTTTCTACACTCATAGCAATAGTTGCAATTTCTGCAATTCTCGTTGCATCAATTTCTGGAATAACTTTCGTTCTTTGAAATTCTCCCATTACTGTTGCAGCTGTAACCGCAAATCCAGTTTCATCAACTGTTATTTCATCAAAACTAAAAGCTCTTCCTCTATCATGCGTCATAGATCTAGTTTCATACTCGAAAGTAATATCGCCACCAGCAAATCCTTTAGCTCTATCATAATCACCAAGACCTTGCATATTGATTTTAGGAATCTTAATTTCCTTACCTCCAGTATAAATAACTTGTCCTGCATTTTTTTCCATCCATCCTGTGACTGATTGTTGTGCTGCTGCCTTATCTAAGTTTTTTTGAATTAATGTAGCTGTTGCTATACTGTTTGCCATATTTATCACCTATCCTTTTATTTTTTTAATTTAATTATTGTACGCCCATGGCTTGAGCTATTTGTGCATTAAGTGCATTTGTTTGTGCATCTGCTGGTGGAGTATAAGAACTTGTACCTAATTTAGCCTTAACTCCACTATCTACAGCATTATTTAATATCCCCTGTAGAGTTTCCATGTTTTTAGTGTAAGTTTCTTCTTTACCATCCCCATAAGCAAAATCTGCGAGCTCTATAGGTAAGTTCTTTTCCTTTAGCGTTTTAGAAATTGTACTCATAGTTCTTTCTTTTGTAAGTTCAGCTTGGCTATCTTCAAACTGTTTCTTAAGTTTTTCAAGTTCTTCCTGTTCGGGAGTTTTTTTCTTATTAGTTGCAGCTTCAATAGCTTTTTTAATTTCTTCTTGCATTTTTCCAGTTTTAAAAGTTTCAACAGCCTTTGACCTAACAGAATCATCATGACTTGTTAAATACGCCTTTCCAACTTCTCCTGTTAATATTCCATTAATGTCATCAGCACCTAGCTTAGATAAGTCCTTTAACCCTTTAAACTCTTCATGTCCTAAAAGAGATTCGTTTATATCCCCATCATCTGCTACACTTTCAACTAACTTTAATAAATCTGCTTTTTTCATTGTTATATTCCTCCTATCCCCTAAAGTACTTGCCCTTAGAGTATAAATTTTTGCATAAAAAATAAGCCTGTTTAATGACTATTGCTTAAAGTCAATTAAATCCTATATTGTTAGACCACCTTAACCTTTTTTAATCTTAATCAGCTTCTTTTCTTTTAACCATTCTTGCATTGCTATACCTAATTCATTTGGCTTAGATAATTGAGAATTCATGAATACTTCAGCGAAAAATTCTGAATAACTCTTGCTACCATAATTGGATATGTTATGTTTTAGATTGAAACTAGAATTGTTATTTTTCGCTATATCTATAATCTCTGCATAATTTGCTTTTTCAACCTTTATACGCATATCAGAATACCATTTCATTTGTGCTTTAGGAGATTTCTTTTTTAAGTCCATAAAAGCATATGGCTTCTTATAATTATATCCATTTTTTATCATTTCATTTTCTACTATATTATTTTGTAACATGTGCCCATATTCATGTGTTACAGTCACTATCGACAATTCATCATCTGTTAACTTTACTGGCATACTCCATCCACTTTCCACCGCTAGCTTTTCACTTTCAATTAAATCCTTTTTATTTTTATAACTCCTATAATTTAATGATAAATTCTGATTTCTTGGACTTACCGGACTAATATTTACATAAGCGGTAGCACCTGTGTTTTTAGAAAATATAGTTGATGCTGAATTATGTATTACTCCAAATTTATCCTCTAACTTTAATAATTGATTGGTATTATCAATAATAAGTTTTGAATCTACATTTTCCATAAATGAATCCTCTACTTCTATAAAACCAACATCATCAATTAAAGCTTTCTTTGCATCTTCAACTGTTGCTATCTTTTTAGTAGTATCAACTATATCATTTTCATGGTTATTATTATTAATTTCATCATCAGCAATATCATAGTAACATTGACAAAACGGATGTTTTGGTAACTTTGGCTTATTTTTAAAATCAAATATCTTTCCATCATCCTCCATACATCTACCGCATGTATTACATAATGTTGCATTGTATTTTACCTTTTTAACTTCAACTTCATTACAAAACTTATCAAAAGCGGCACTTTGGCACCTAGATATTTCAGTTTCAGCAAGCCTTTTGACGTTATAAGCACCACTATTAAAAGTAGTTTCAACATTCTTTTTAATCTTGTTGACACTTACTTTACCTTTAATAAAATCCTGTAATTGCTTATTTAGATATTTTGCAACTTCATTTTCATTATCCCAAACTCTAGAACTAAAATGCTTTCCTTTAAAGTTCTCTTTAAGTATTTTGTTAATATCTTTCTTTTTTGAATTGTAAGAATATAATCTAAATGTATCATTTACTGTATTTTCCAGTAGACTATATATAATAGAAATCTGCATTTCTGCATCAGCTTTCATATAATTATTTATTAATCCACTAAGTTTTTGCATTTCCCTTCGTTGTTCCAGTAGTGTCATATTCATAACATCATTTTCAACAACATAAATAAGCATTATATTAGAAATTTCATCAAGAACAGCACTTTTAATAATGCGTTGATGTTCAAATAACCTTTTTAATTCCTTATCACCATTTTTATATAGCATTTCCATAAAGGCTTGTACTTGCTTTTCACTAAGTTTCATTTACACCACCACCATGGTTAAAATTATTCAAATCTATTTGTGGCATTTCTTCTTGTATTTCTCGTTTAACTTTTTCACCTTCAGCAACTGGGTTTTCAATACGTGTAAGCCAACTTCTCATAGTTTCCTTACTTACAACTCCACTAGCAGCTAATTTACTTATCATATCAGCAATTCCAGTTTCATCCACCGGAACGTTAGGTGTAAATTGTATCTTTATAGTATTAACATCATAAGACTTACTTGCAGTAAGATATAAGTATTTGAATAAGCAATAAATTCTTGTATGAATAATATTTTGCATTGCTTTTTCATTCATAGAACATTTAGCTTCTAAACATTGTAGTTTACTTCTTAATGCCATACCACTAAGATTACTTTGCATCTTTTCATTATTATCAATATGTGAAGTCAAAGTATATATTAAATTTAATAGATCATCTCTAGTATTTTTAATAAATACATCATTTACATTCTTAATTAACCATTCTGCATCCTGTTCGGTTTTATCACCAAATAACAAAATGCAATTATCTTTTACAACTGGTACTTTCTTTTTAGGTCTTCCAGTAACTTCATCAATAATATCATTGCCATCTTTATCTTTTTCGTTTTCTGCTTCAATTCCATACATCTTAAGTATTGCATTTCTAAAATCAGAAATTTCACATACAATATCAGATAAATTAGTTTCTATTGCATCTTGTATTTTTTTTATAGTGTTATAAATAGTCTTATCGCCCTCCTCATAACCTCTATCAATGTTATAAGCCTTGCCACCAATAATTCCTACACCAACTGGAACTATTCTAAAATAATGTTCTGTAGCTTCTTCTACTTCTTTCCAAGTTTCATCAAAATGATAAATAGCTCTATTTGTGTAAACATCAATGTAAGTTTTTTCAGGTTCAAGCTGCTTATGGAACATATGTAAAAAATACTTTGGTATATCATTTTCTAAATACATATATCCCTCTAGTGGACTTACAATTCTATTTTTAAATTTAAATTCTTTAGGTGCATATTCTTCAAGATAATTTATTTCAAAAGCCATACCATTTTTAATTAATTCAATTCCTAAATTAATATCATGGTCAGATTTATTATTCTTTAGATGATAGTTAATATCTTTTACCACTTGATTATTGTCTTCAACACTTGTATATGTAATATCATTTCCAAAGCTGTACTGTGCTTCTTCATCAACAAGTTTTTGTATAAAATTAGTATTAACCTTTAAATTACTTCTACCTTCCTTTGGCATAAATCCAGCCAAGGCATCAGTATTACCATAATAATACCTATTTATATCATCATAATGACCTAATTTAACTAAATAATCACTGTAGCATCTTTGCAAGAACTCAATTTCTTTTTGTTCCACTATATCACTTCCTTTCTATCTATAGATAATACTAAATCCAGCTTTTTTCTTTCCAATAGCATAAGTGATTCCGTATCTTAAACTATCTAAGCTATGGTTAAACGTATCTATTGGAGTATTGATATAATTTCCATATTTATCTTTTTTCCAACAATAATTTTTTAATTCCTCCTGGATGCATTTACATTTTGGATGAACTATAATTTTATATTGTTGCAATAACTGTATTCCATTAATAATACTGTCTCTACCTTTAATACTGGCTACTGCTCTATTAATTCCATTACGTTTTAATTCATCAATACTTTTGGGTTCAGCAGAATCACATACAATTACTTCTTTTCTATAGCCTAAATCAGTAATTTTTTCTGCAATTTCATCATTAAGCAAGCCTTTTTCTTGGAATTCATCAAAAATCCATATAATTTTGTTTGGCTCGTCTAAGATTTCAGCACCAAAAGCAGTAGGATCATTTGTATAACCAAAGTCAAGATTAAAAACAGCCTGTCTATTGTAGTTTTCTTTTAATATCTGCCTGTAGTCAAAATCTTTAACTTCCCAATTTGTATAAACAAGCTTAGAAAGCGTTGCAAATTCTCCTAAAGCATAAATTCTATAATAAACTGGATTGGTTTTCTCCATTTCAAGTAAATTATCAATGTAATCTTGTGGTAAAAACTTATTATCCCTATAGGTGGTCTTAAGCACCATTGTATTATTAAGGTCCGTTCTAGGATTACTGTCCATAGCATTAAACCAACGTGAAAAAACCCAATTAGACTTGCTAACTGGATTAAACATTACATGAACTTGATTATACGGTTTCTTACTTCTAAGTCTTAAACAAAGTTGATCAAATGTAAAATCATCAATTTCGGTACATTCTTCAACGATAATATCATCAATACCATTAATAGATTTAATTCTTTCCGGATCATCAAGTCCCTTAAATAAAAATAAGCTACCATTAGGTAACTCAATTGTTAAATCTGTTTTATTAATTTTACATTGGTCATATAGCTGCCAATCACTTAAAATGCTTTTAACAAGTGCAAAGCAGCTGTCTTTTAATGTATTATTTATCTTTCTTATTACTAAGCACGTTCGATTTTCATACTTTAAATATTTTAAAACCATTTTTTGAAAGACAAATACACTTTTACCACTTCCAGCACCACCATAGTACACATTGAATCTACTATCATAATTTTCTAATTGTGGCAAATAAGTTTCATTAAACATCTTTTTAGATATTGTAAATTTCATGTATATATCTCCTTTCTAATAGCATAAAAAAAGAAGTCCTTTTTATTTGAAAAAATATTTTTAGTAACCGTCAACTACATTAGCGATTTTTGATTTAGAATGTACCCCACCCTATTTAAACAACATTGTATATTAATTGCATAAAATAATTACATTTTTTATTAATATACAAATTTATTTCGGGAAATGCTGTTTTTACGAAATAAATCAAAATATACAAATGGCTTATTTACTATCATTAAAGCTATTTTATACTTTTAAAGGTCAGATTGTATAATTATAACCACTGTTTTTAGCCTATAGGAATGTATATTTATGCTATTAAATTATTAATCTTCAAGCTTAACTTCTATATTATTATTAGTATTAACTATTTCTTGTTTATCAACCCATCCATAATTGTTCTTAAGAGTGAATATAAGGCCTATTGGAGTCTTGCCATCATTTATAAGCCCATCTTCGTACTGGCTCTCTATGTAACGCTTAGCATCTTTTATCGTGTTCCTAAAGCCATCTCTCACACTTTTATCATATTGTTTTAGCCAATTGCATTCATCTGCATTTTCATATCTTAATAAAGTCTTTCTATCTGTACCAATTACATAAGCCAATCCACTTACTGTAGGTCTCTTATGCTCTCTATTACATTCTTCAAAGTATTCAACAATAAGCTTCTGCATATCTTCTGGATTTTCATATTTAGCTGGTCTACCTCTATATTTCATATTATCACTTCCTTTATTTATATTAATAAAAAAAGCAACTAAATAAATTAATACTTAGCTGCTAATATATTAGAGGGTAAATTTTATCTTTAGTACCTGTAGAAAGTGTTTAATTAATTCTTTCTACAATACTATTATATTACCTGTAAAGCCTTGAAAACAGTACACTTACAATAATGTAATAATAAAATAATAAAGATATAAGAATAAAACAATAATAATCTTTTAGAGTATATAATCTGATAGCTTACCTATTACTTTCTTTCTTACTTTAATACAATTATCTACTGATTGATTTAAGTCTTGTGCAATACTTGTCCAGCTTCTAGTTGGTTTAGAAAAATATCTAAGCTCTACAAGCTTCCTTTCATCATCTTCTAGTAGATCTAAAGTTGTAGTTATTAATTCTTTTTCTATAATCCTTCTTTCTTTATCTTTTTTAAGTTGTTCTATCTTATCTCTAATATGTTCATCACGTTTAATTACTTCACTTTCTACACTAGAATGAAAAGCATTAGTTGGAGAACTCTTTTCTTCATAACTTATCGCTTTAATAGATACATCATTTAATAGTTGCTTTATTTTTATATCTACTAATTGATTAAGCTTATCTATGTCTTTATATTTGTATAAATGATATTCTGTTTTCTTAAATCTATCTTCCATTTCTTACCTCCTGAATCTTTTGTATATCTATAAATAAATCTTTCTTTTCTGATTTTAATTTATTAACCATGGTCCATTTTTTTAACTTTACTGCTTTTTTAATCTGTAAATCTATTTCTTTTAATCTATCTTTCTTAATTTCTAATGCATCAAATTTCATTTTATCATCTCTTTTCTAATTAATATAAATTATTAATTAAACTTAATTATTTATTCTGTAACAAAAACAAAGGCATTTTGTAACAAAACTAAAATACACTTTGTTACAGCTATAACCGTTGATATTACTAACTCTAAGCTACTTTGTAACAATGTAACAAAAAAATAAAACTTATGTGCGTAACTCTATATAATATAGAGAATATATATTTTTCTTATTATATATATATTATATTTATATTATTGTTACAAATTATATTATATATATAAAGAAAGGCATAACCATGCGGGTTTGAAGGTGTAACAAAAGTTGTACCGAAAATATTTTTACAGTATTTAACAAGTGTATTCAAAGCGTTGGTATTACTTGCTTAGAGCCTGTAACAAAAGTACTTTTAGTTTCGTTACATTTTTGTTACACGATTATGACAGGGATATTTACATCTACTGGCAACTATTTTCCTTTTGATTCTTTTTAATCTCCAATAGCCTTATAGGCTCGTACACGTTATAAAAATTAAGTAGTATATTTTATCCTATTTACGTTTAAAACTTGTATATGAGCCTAATTTTAATGTTTTAGACTATTTTATGTTTTCACTTGCTATTTGCACTGCTACTTTCCAATAGGCTTGGAGTAAATCATGTCCTAAATTACTGTAATCAATATCTTCATCAACTACTAAAATATATCCTTCATTAATATAATGTATTATATCGACTTTTTTATTTATATTATCCTCTATAAACTTTCTAAGTTGTCCCTCTGTTAGTAGTGGAATAACTTTTCCATCAATACCACCATGTATAGGATTAAAAAACTCTATCCCATATTTTGATATATCTTCTGGAGTTATAGCTGATTTATCAATTTCTGTATGCCATGTGCTGTTATAAATACCATTATCTATATCTTCAATATCATCTTCTACACAAAACTTAACTTGGATTAAATCAAATTCTTTTGGTTCCCACCAATATAAAAACACATCTTGTACATTCTTATCTTGTTTTAAAAATTCTTCTGCACTTATATATTCCATTAATTAATCCTCCTCATTTAATTTATTTGCCTACTGGTAATATTTTCATTTGTATATTAATCTAGTTTTTGATAAACTTATTATTATAAAATTTAATAAAACTTATCTAAGAATTGAGGTGAGTTTATGAGCAAAAAGATAATTAGATACATAGCAACAATTCTTCTAATAATTATTGCTGCAATATATGTATCAATTTTCTTGATTTAGAATCGAGAGTTTATACTATTACTTATATTAAGTTAATAGTTATAAACTTAATGAGTTTGACAAAATAAAAATAAACTCTTTATTCTAAGTCTCATAAACTCACTTTTTATACATAAAAACTTAGTATTGCGAACTATTTCAGTGTCACTTCTTGACACATATAAAGACATCTTAA